TAGAGAATATGTTGTACGCCGTAGAGATGATGCAGGACAATCATACGGAACTGTGTGAGCGGTTGGGTGTACCTGTAACACATCGACATTATGTCTGTGCCGATGCTCTGGAGTATGACTACTCTTTTGATGATGCTGTGGGTTTAGAAGACCACGGTCTAGGAGTGATCCCGAAACCTACGGGAGAGGTTCCAGCGCCACCAAGTAAGGATCCGAGCGAAGCAAGGTTAGATAAGTTCTTCTAATCATATAGGGGGTTGACAGGGCAGCGGATTCATCGTATATTGCATTTGTGGTTGAGGGATTCCTCACTACATTGCAAACTGCATCAACACTGATTATGACTTACAAAGGTTTCGGAATTTACCTTTCCGATGATTATGTTCCACATCCTAAGACAGAGGATGAGCGTAACGAACTGGTAAAAGAAGTTCGTGGTTATCAACGACCCCAATATGCTTCTTGTAAGTATCTCTATACCACATTTGTAGGTGTAAAAGAGATCAAACTCAAGAAAAACTCTGGGAGAAAGCGCGGCAATGATGGTCGTGTTCTTGATACCGTAGGAAAATCTCTTGAAAAGGGATACAAACTGGGTAAACTCCCTCCTGTAATTCTTCGGAAGGAGAATGGTGATCTTGAAGACTTTCTCATCAACGGCAACCATCGCTGGTTGTGGTACTCTGCAAACGGGTACAAGTATATGCTCGTTGATGTTTATGAAGTTAGCGAAGGTTACGACGAGGGTGACGTTATGGATGAAGTTGGTTTGCTCTGGCAACCACAACCTGATGGTACTTCTTCCAACTACGATGACTACAAGGCACGGGGACTTGCTTGGGTTCAGCGTCAACAAGAGAAGGGTATTGATGTTACCCAAGTGATGATTGACGAATGGGTTGAGACGTTCGCAGTTCACGAAACGGCACTTACACGGCACAACCTGAAGAAGAATATCTTCAATCGTGAGGTAAAAGATTCGTTCTTGACGAATTATACTCGCCCTCAAGTAGTTCGTTTCTATTCAAACTGCAATCTCGTCATTCTTGACGGTGGTGCTCAGATTTCTACCAAAATTGTTGACCGCTTGTTTGAGGCGAGTCAAAAAGTTTGGTTGCGTGATTTTCTTCCCACCTTCTTTGCAAATGCTGCAAAAGGTATCAAGACACGTTTGAACTTCTATGTGAACACTACTAACATCAACACTGCTGATGAGATCGAACTCCTCATCAACAATCGATTGGATGAACTTGACAGCATCTTTGACAATCTGAGTTCAATTTACTCTGATAGTGAGGAAGATCTCCGTGAATATCTTATTCTCGGTTTCCGCCCACCTCAGATTGTTGATACCGATTGCTATGATGAATTGATCCAGATTCGCAATACCAAGAAAGTTCAAGAACCTGTTAAGTATGAGTCAGTAAATCTTCTGGAACTTACTTATCAGATTCTCACTCAGAATTTCAAGGTGAATGAAGACTTTACTGCACAACAAGCGTATGATGCCATTCGCACCTATCGCTTTGCTTTGAGTCAATTTAAGAGTGAGAAAAGTTATCGCGGTACAATCCTTGCAGAATTGCAAGCGTTGCGTGATGATGGACGGATTCACTTCTACCCAAACCAGCGTGGCACCTATTGCCGCTTGCGCTGAGGTCCAATCGACGCACCGTCCACCGGGTTTCCTGGTGGGCGGTTTTCTGCTATAATATATCCATACCGAACAGGACACCACTTGATCACCCTTCGCCCACACCAGCAAGAAGCACTGGAAGCGATGCAGCAGCACGACAAGGGTCAAGTCATCATCCCCACGGGTGGTGGTAAGACTCTGTGTATGATCAACGATGCTAAGCAACAGTTTGATCGGGTTGGTTCTACCACCATAGTTGTTGTTGCTCCTCGCATTTTGCTTGCAGAACAACTCTCTAAAGAGTTTCTGGAAGTTATCAACAACGCTGCTGTTTATCACGTTCACAGTGGTGAAACTGAGCACTTCAGTAGCACAAAACCTGCACTGATTGCTAATTGGCATCGTCAAGCATATCGTAATCAACTGATCTTCACTACCTATCACTCTCTGCATCGTGTTCAAGAGAGTGGTATTCACATTGATACGATTTACTTTGATGAAGCGCACAATTCTGTCCAGCGTAACTTCTTCCCTGCCACTGAACATTTTTCTGCTAACGCTGATCGCTGCTATTTTTTCACTGCTACTCCTAAACACTCTCTTACCATCTTCAAACCTGGGATGAACGATCCTGCCGTTTATGGGCAGGTTATCTGCACTGTTCGTGCTCCACATTTGGTTGAAGAGGGTTACATTCTTCCTCCCAAAGTTGTTGTGAAGGAACTGCCCCGTGGTGAGTATCAGCAATCTGATTGTCAGAACCTGCTTGAAACTATTGATGACAATGAGCCTGGCAAAATTCTGATTGCTGCACGTTCTACCAAGCAAATTATGCGCTTGGTTTCTGATAGTGACTTCTGTGTTGAACTTCAATCCCGAGGTTACAACTGGATGCTGATTACATCTAAGACTGGTGCAATCATCAATGGACAGAAAGTTACCCGTGAAGAGTTCTTCAAAACTCTGAACGCTTGGGGTGAAAGTGATGAGCGATTTGTTGTTATGCATCACTCTATTCTCTCTGAAGGTATCAATGTCAAGGGTTTGGATGCCGTGTTGTTTATGCGAAACATGGACTACATTGGTATCTCCCAATCAATCGGGCGTGTGATTCGCCTAGGTGGCGCTCAGAAAACCTTCGGGTTGGTTTGTGTTCCAGTTTATGATAGAGTGGGTGTAGGCACCGCCAGAAGCGTTCAGGCGGTTGTTGACACTGTGTTCCAGCAGGGTGAACCTGCAATCTCCGTTGTTCGTCGCTGAATTATCATGAAGTGCAAAGTTACTTTGTTCAAAGCAGGCACAGTTTTCGATGAAATTGTGGTTGCAGTTGACTATGAAGATGCCAGAAATGTGGCACTTGCTCGCAACCCTGGTTGCACCATTGTAAGTGTTACTGCTGTATTCTAATGGGGTTTCTAAAACCTTTTGTTCCCTATCCTTCTATTCTTGATGCAAAACCTAAAGATCCCTTGGGTTATGTGACCAACGATGGAATGTGGGCAGCAGTTCCCTGCGGTAAAAAGTTTGTCATTATACATAATGGCAGTCAAGTAAAGGTGCTAGGCACTTACAAACAATCTGTTGATTTTATCAACAACCAACGGAAAACCATTAAAAAGAAGTCACGCAAATGACCGATAAACACGAAAAACGACGCGATGCCCTGGGATTATTCTATGAGAGTGTTCTCAAACCAGATCATCAACTTCGTCAATGTGCTCACAATCAAGAGTGTTTTAATGAGTTGATGGAATGGAGAGAAGAAATCATTCGCTATCTTGATAATCGTAGGAATGAGGAGTTCCACTAATGGACTCTGGACATATTGCCCTGTTTTGGGTATTTGCGGTAGTAGCATTTGTCATCGTAACTGATGAACGTGCTGCTGCCGCTTTTGTCTATGTGTTTAAGTTAGCAAATACTGAAATAAAACGCCACTGGTGGTGGTTGACTAACAATCCTAGGAATCCTGTGGTAAAATATATGATATATCGTCGTTCTTTGCGATTAGCTAAAGAATTGATGGTAGAAATAAATAAAGATAAAGAAGCATAAACTTATGTTGTCTACTGCATACCGTCTTCGTCTTGAATCTATTTGCCGTTGTATTGCAAACAACGAAGAAGTTCCTTTGGAGGATATGATTTGGGCAGAAAAACTTGCTAAAGCACATACTCTCGCTAGAGAATGGTTGAACAAAGCACGTCGCCAGGCATCGCAAGATATTCAAGAGGGCAGTATGGATGATTTTATGAATAAGATGGGATTAGGAGACCCCGACCCATCTAATTACAAATCGGGGTTTGATGGTGCTGATGAAATCGTTGATTGGTTTCAACGTGATAAACCTGATGATTGGAGGCAACGTGACTAAAAAGATCACACCAGAAACATATCATAAAATGAATGAAGAGTTTGAGGAGGAAGGACTCGCTTTCCGAATCATTGTACCCACTCAAGAACAAATTGATAATTGGATTCAAAAATCACAACAGGAGCAAGAAAAGTAATGGACGCAGTAATCTATTCTAACGGTAATCAAGAGTGTGAACGTGCTAAAGTACTTTTAGAAAAACTCAACTTTCAGATTCAAGTATATAAATTAAATGAACACTTTTCAACAAGAGGATTTGTTGAGGAGTTTGGTGAAGAAGCAGAATATCCACAAGTTAATGTTGGTTTCAGACACATCGGTGGATTAAAGGATACACTACATTACTTCAAGGAAAATAACATACTATGAAACCAATAGTCCTGATTGCGTGTTTATCACCAATAGCAGCGATTTGGATTGTAATGAAGGTAGCAGTTTGGTTCTCCGCAGTAAACGACGAGCGAAAGTATGTCAGAGCAGAATCCAAAAAACCACACGGACCTTATGTGGCAGATGCATATGCAGATGTTGACGAAGAGGAAGAAGAATATGGAGATCGCACAGACTATAGATGAAGCACTCTATCAGTATTATACTGTAGAGAATGATCTCCCTGTTCCAAATTGGAGGCAGATAAAAGATCCTGAGTGGTGGATAAAATATCTTGAAGATATGGGACTTGACCCACGGAATAGATAGTGCTATAATAGCACCATAATAAACTCCACATCATGGACTACAAACCCTATTCACCAGAGTGGCACCGTAAAAGGTATTTGAAGGAAGCGTTAGATAAGTATTTTGATGATTATGTTGAAAATGAAATCATCTTTGGTGATATGATGGATATTCTGTCTGCAAGAATGTCTGCTGCTGTCAATGAGGTGAACAAGGTTATGGATCTTAAAGATAAACTCAAAAATGCTTAATTGTGGAACTTCATCAAGCATTTATAGTTCCTATCTTCTCACATTCTATTAAGGGGTGGAGTGATCACAAGGAAGAAATTATTTCCTTGATGGATCTTGAAAAAACTGATCACAGAACTGGTAGAAATTATTATACAGATTACTACAAGTATCATAAACAAGGTATTCGTCCAAAATATGCAGATAAAGTTTTTGATTTACTTGAACCAGTTTTCGATGAATTAGATCAAGTGTTTGATGTTTCATATACTCTTGATAGTATGTGGGCACAGAACTATCCAAAGGGTGGATGTCACGAACTCCATAATCATGGTGGATTAGGATATAGTGCTGTGTTGTATGTTCAGTTAGATGAGACACACTTACCTACAAAATTCTTCTCACCATTCAATGATTTTTGGCACGGTAATTTACTGGAATACATACCAAGTGTAAAGGAAGGTGATATTATATTCTTCCCATCTGTGCTGGCACATACATCACCAGTTGTGACATCAGATAAAGAACGTATCATCATTTCATTCATCATCAACAAGGCACAATGATCCTCCTAAATATCTTACTTGCTGTAACTCTTTGGGTTCAAGTTCCACAATGGTCGGATGATTGGAGTAACTGTTCTGTTGATATTCCTGATACATCTTGTCATTGGTACATTGTCAATGCGGACAATACCTTCGGAGAAGGATTCAACTGGGAAAATGCACCTTGGTATTCGGTAGAGGGATTACAAGATATTGCAAATCTACACGATAATGTGATAGATAGTGGGTATCAATATACAGTAGAGTCATTAAATGGACGCGAAGGAGAAATCTGAACTAATTTGGCAACTACACAGCATTGGAGAGAAGTTAGATAAGAATTACAAATTAAATCATTTTATTGTAACGGATCGAACTACCACTTGCGAGAAATATGTGATAGAATTCAACCATCAAAAGAAATCTGATGGAACTAATTCGCCCTGATGATCCTCAATACTTTGAGCAATCATCTTATGAAGACTATGATCGTCACCACTACAAAGTTGTAGG